ATGAATTCAGGATAGCCAGTGGCTACGGCTCAGTTATGGTGCTGGTTAACGGACTTGAACCGCTACCCATTCGCTTACAAGGCGACCGCTCTACCATTGGAGCTAAACCAGCATATTTGGCGGGACAGCGTGGACTCGAACCACGATAAGAAGGTTAACAGCCTTCCGTAATGACCTTTATACGACTGACCCAAATAAAAAATCCCGAAACCGTTGTGCAGGCTCTAACTATTACCTGCGAACTGTTTCGGGATTGCATTTTGCAGACCTCTCAGCCTGCTATGGTTGGAGTTCCAGACGATACGTCGAAGTGACCAACTAGGCGGAATCGGTAGTAAGCGCCGCCTCTTTTCATCTCACTACCACAACGAGCGAATTAACCCATCGTTGGGTCAAATTTACCCAACTTTATTCAAAAAGTCAATATCATGCCGTTAATATGTTGCCATCCGTGGCAATCATGCTGCTAACGTGTGACCGCATTCAAAATGTTGTCTGCGATTGACTCTTCTTTGTGGCATTGCACCACCAGAGCGTCATACAGCGGCTTAACAGTGCGTGACCAGGTGGGTTGAGTAAGGTTTGGGATTAGCATCGTTACAGCGCGATATGCGGCGCTTGCTGGCATTCTTGAATAGCCGACACCTTTGCATCTTCCGCACTCTTTCTCAACAACTCTCCCCCACTGCTCTGTTTTGGCTATATCAACCGCACGGCCTGTACCGTGGCAATCTCTGCATCTTGCGCCCGGCGTCGCGGCACTACGGCAATAATCCGCATAAGCGAATGTTGCGAGCACTTGCAGTACCTTTGCCTTAGTATTTCCTTCAAGCTTTGCCACACCACGGTATTTCCCCGATACCTTGTGTGCAAATTGCATCAGATAGTTGATAGCCTTTTGTTTGTCGTTCTGGCTGAGTTCATGCTTACCGCAGAATGCAGCCATACCGAATCCGGCTTGTGATTGCGCCATCCCCATAGCAGCCATCACATCAGTACCGGAAAGAGAGTCAGAAGCTGTAGCCCGTGGTGAGTCGCTCATCATCGGGCTTTTTGGAGAATGAAATTTAGCTACGCTTTCGAGTCTCATCGTCTTCCCCTCTTGCCCTGTTTGACCATCAGGACGCCGTTAACTATTGCGTGACGCTCGCCTTTGCTGTCTCTGTTGTACTTGAGCACTGTTCCTCTTGCACAGGAAAGCCTCCTCGCCACTTCGGTCTGATTGCCTCGTGTCTGGATAAGAAGTTCTGGTATCGTTTGAATTGTGGCGTTCATACGTTCTCCAGTTCGGTGATTTTTATTCCAAGCCTTCCGCCTGGTACTTTCACACCACGAATTACGCGAATGTCATCGAATTGCTCGTCGTCTTCCGCAAATCCGGCGTGGATAAGGGAGTCGAGTAAACCTTTCAGGATGTTGTCGAGGTCGCGGCGGCGGGAGTCTGGAACGTCTGCGATGACTTTGATACGGAGTCGTGATTTGGTGAAAATGTCTAACTTGAGTTGGCGAATGATTTGCTGAACGTCTTTTCGGTATTTCTGGCCTTTATCGCTGATGTAGTATTGGCTTCCCCGTCTTCGCCAGTAGGTATTCACCGACGGCGGGTAAGGAAGCACAAACTGATATTCGTTCATGGCTTAATCTTCCCCTCCTTCAGCAGTATCGCCTGCGTCCTGATCACGCCTTCGAGGTGGTAAAGTCTGGCGTCTTTGTTGTCGAGATTATGGGTGCGTCGGTCGATTTCATCGTGACACGCGCTACAAGCCCATGCGCCGATCAGGTCGTCAGGCTTCATTCCCGTTCCGCAAATTCCAGCCATCCGGTAATGTGCCAGAACTGTAGTTTCAGGATTGCCATTGCATACGCCGTAAATACGTACCTGACATTCTCTGCCGCGTGCTTCTTTGCGTAGATTGGCCATTAAGCAGCCTCCCCTGTTACTTTCAGCATTCCGTTATCGAGCAGCTTTCTGGTCAGCCACTGTTGGCCACGCCCGGTGATTTTTGTGGTGAACGATATCTGTATTCCGTGATTTGTATTGACCGCTGTTTCTTTCACTGTGAAATAGCCGCGATCCATATATTCCTGCATTGGCACATTGCGCCGGGAACCTGAAGCAATAAGGATTTTGTGATCGCGCATCCACGCAAACAGTTTGTTTTGACCAATTCCAACAACCTTTGCAAAGTTTCCAATCAAAATTCCGCTGGCCTCGCCAACGCGATCGGCAAACTCAACTTTAGGTGCGGCAATTGCGAGCTGGTTTTCCAGTTGCATTTTCTGCTCAGCAAGATCAGCAGCAAGGCGCAACGCTTCTGGTAGCGTTTTGGGGATATTAGCCGCAGTTTCTTCAAGCTCTCGCCAGCGGTCAACAAGGCGAGCGGTGAACTCTGGCGACAACTGGGCAACAACAACAATACTATCTCGCTTACCTTGTTCGCCTTCGAAGACGTAATGCTCGTACTGAACATTGAACCCTAAGTTATTGATTCTTTCGGAAACCTCAATTTGAGGAAGCCGGATAACACCATTTTTAGCCAGCGTTTCGATGGTACGTTTCACATTGTCATGACGCTTACCCACCAACTCAGCGATTTCAATGCTTGTCATTTTGATGGCATTGCCATTTATTAACTCATTCATCGTCTTCTTCCTCGTACATTGAGCTATTCGGATCGCTCATCAGTTCTGCGCAGCAGTGCTCACACACATGAACTTCAAGCACATGCAGCTTCTGACCGCAGTTAGCGCACGTTAAAGCTCGCTCGACGCTTTCTTTCTGGTATTGAAGGGTTTGGGATGGGCTAAGCATGGCTTTCACCATTAAAAAGTCGCTTGTAAGCATCAATGTCTCGTTTTGCTTCACCAAGCTTTCGTCTTAATTCCATGTTTTCTGATTCAAGCTTTTCCATGTCTTGCTGGTATCGATCGCGGTGTTCTTTCCATGCTTTTCGATACGCCTTCATGTATGTCGTATTGGCCTTTCTCTTTGCCTGACGAACCGCATGGTGGTTTTTCACAAACCAGTCAGGGTCGTTAAATGCTGCTCTGGCGCATGTATACCAATAATTTGTTGCCTCCCTGTTTAGCCAATAAATACTGATAAATGGCAACCGGATAGACACCATTTTTCGTTGTGACTCTTTCTCGCCAAACATGTGTCCTTTTTTGATGCTAAGGCCAAATCCAGGTTGAATTAAAAGCATTGTCATTTCCTCGCACGATGTCTTAGCCACCGGATATCCCACAGGTGAGCCGTGTAGTTGAAGGTTTTTACGTCAGATTCTTTTGGGATTGGCTTGCGTTTATTTCTGGAGCGTTTCGTTGGAAGGTATTTGCAGTTTTCGCAGATGATGTCGGTGAAACTTCGTCGCTGTCGCCTCATGCCGCCCTCCTGACGCCCTGCCCGATCGCTATCAATGCCGCTTTGGATACGGTAGTAAACATCCGTCGAGGACTGATGAACGGTCGCCAAATCAGCAGCATGGAGCCTTTGCTGTTTCCCTTCTTCTCCAGCCCCGTCGATGGTTCGATAAAATTAATCCGTCCATCAGTGATAATGCGAACTTCGTCGACACTCTCCAGAGCCTTGCTGAACCATCCGACTGACATATCCTCTGGCACAAGCATCACTACCGTCTGTCGCTGTTGTATGCACTGCTCAGCGGCTTTTTCCACCCACGGCCTGATATTGCTGTACGGTGGGTTATTCCAGATTGCACCGTGGCTTACCCACTCAGAATTGAGCGCGTCGTCGGCCTCAGTTAGCCAGTGAGCACACAGAGCATTTTTGTCGCTCGCTGCCGAATCCAGCCAGAATCCAAACTCAATATCCAGTGCATCAAAAAGCCAAAGCGGCGTTTGCCAGCAGTCCTTGTCGTGTGCTGGCGTATTTGATTTGATAGTCATGCAGCCCGATCTCCCCATCTCGCTTTCCACTCCAGAGCCAGTCTCGCTTCGTCTGACCACTTAACGCCACGCTCTGTACCGAATGCCTGTATAAGCTCTAATAGCTCCGCAAATTCGTTTACACGCATCCTGCTGGTTGACTGGCCTATTACCACAAAGCCATTCCCGGCAAGGTTAGGAACAACATCCTGCTGCTTTAATGCTGCGGTAAACACACACTTCCAGCTTTCTGCATCCAGCCAGCGACCATGCCATTCAACCTGACG